GAGTGTAGGCGCGTATTCGTCAACCCTGAATCCTTGAGAGTGCATAAGTACACGTTCGGAGACTGCCGGTCCGATGAGGCGCTACGCGCTGCAAAGTTCATCGAGACGCCGAAGGGTTGGGTACTGGAGCGGACGATTAGAAAATGAACATACTGACGATTGATTTCGAGACTTACTACGACAAGGAGTTTTCCTTGTCCAAGATGACAACCGAGGAGTACATACGGGACGACAGGTTTGAAGTTATCGGCGTAGCCGCTTCGCTGAACGGGGAGAAGCCGCGATGGTTTTCCGGTACCCACGAGCAAACGAAGATATGGTTCAACCAGTTCGACTGGAGTAACCTGTTTGTACTGGCGCACAATACGCAGTTCGACGGGGCGATCTTGTCGTGGCGGTTTGGCATCAAGCCGAAGGGATGGCTAGACACTCTGTGCATGGCGCGGGCGGTACATGGGGTGGAGGCTGGTGGGAGCTTAAAAGCACTTGCGGAAAGATATGAACTAGGAGCGAAAGGCAGTGAAGTCATTAACGCGCTCGGCAAACGCCGTGTGGATTTTTCTTCTGAGGATCTGGCTAGGTACGCTGATTATTGTATTAATGATGTTCAGCTTACCTCTGATCTTTTTAATCGGCTTTGCGAAGGGTTTCCTCCGCGAGAACTCCGAGTTATAGATCTGACCCTACGGATGTTCATCGAGCCTACGCTTGAACTGGACCTTCCGTTGCTTGAGTCCCATCTGGAGTCCGTGAAGGAGAAGAAGGCTGCGCTTCTGGCGGCGGCTGAGGCCGACCGTGAGTCGTTGATGAGTAACGATAAGTTTGCAGAACTGCTTATCCGATTCGGAGTAACTCCGCCTAGAAAAACAAGTGCGCGCACCGGTAAAGAAACGTGGGCGTTCGCCAAGACAGACGAGGAATTCAAGGAACTGCTCAACCACCCGGACCCACGGATACAGACGTTGGTAGGTGCAAGGCTCGGAACCAAGACCACACTTGAAGAAACCCGAACGCAGCGGTTCATTGACATCGCACTGCGCGGGAAACTACCTGTTCCGATCCGGTACTACGCAGCCCACACCGGGCGTTGGGGAGGGGATGACAAGATCAACCTTCAGAACCTGCCTTCTCGTGGGGCAAACGCCGGTAAGTTGAAGAACGCCATTCAAGCCCCGAAGGGCTACGTCATGATCGACTGTGACTCTTCGCAGATCGAAGCCCGTACTGTGGCGTGGCTGGCAGGGCAGCAGGACTTGGTTGACGCCTTTGAGAAAGGCGAAGATGTGTACAAGATCATGGCCTCGGCCATCTACAACAAGCCGGTAGCCGACGTAACCAAGGACGAGCGGTTCGTGGGAAAGACTACGATCCTCGGAGCCGGATACGGGATGGGTGCTGCCAAGTTCCAGACTCAGTTAAAGACGTTTGGAGTGGACACGGACCTCGACGAGTGCAAGCGCATTATTGATGTGTACCGCAGTACCTACCCGGCAATCCCCGCGCTGTGGCGACAGGGGCAACGGTGCATCGAGGCTATTCTGACACTCAAGGCTTGTGACTTTGGCGTGGTCGATGCCGTTCAGTTTGACCCCCGCGAGTACGGGTTCCTGCTACCTAGCGGATTGTGGCAGCGGTACGAAGGGCTGCGAAAGGTTACGGATGCGGAAGGCAAAGAGCAGTATGAGTATCACACGCGCAAAGGCGCTACCAAGATCTATGGTGGGAAGGTTGTTGAGAACCTGTGCCAAGCGGTGGCCCGTTGTGTGATCGCAGAACAAATGGTTAGGATCGCAAAGAAGTACCGAGTTGTTTTGACCGTACATGACGCGATTGCTTGTATCGCTCCCGAGGCTGAGGCCAAGGAAGCACAGGCGTATGTTGAAGAGTGTATGCGGTGGCGACCGGCGTGGGCAGCAACACTGCCTCTGAACTGCGAATCGGGCGTTGGTAAAAGTTACGGGGATTGTTAATGAGCGTTAAATACAGTTGGTCATATTCGTCACTGGACTTGTTCATGCAATGTCCACACAAGTACTACCGTCTCAAGGTCAAGAAAGACATCAAGGAGCCAGTGAGTGACCATCTGGTGTACGGACTGGACGTACACAAAGCAGCCGAGGACTACATAAAGGAAGGTAAACCAATCCCCCAGAAGTTCGCGTTCATCAAACCCCTGCTGGACAAACTGAACGCCTATCAAGGCGAGAAACTGTGCGAGTACCGGATGGGGCTAACACGCAATCTGGAGCCGTGTGGCTTCTTCGACAAGGGAGTTTGGTGGCGCGGCGTAGCAGATTTGATTATCCTAAACGGTGACTCTGCAAAAATAGTGGACTACAAGACTGGCGGTTCGTCCAAGTATGCCGACACCAAGCAGTTGGAAATCCTGTCGCTGGCGGTGTTCAGACACTTCCCGCAAGTAAAGCGGGTGAAGGGCGGGTTGCTGTTTGTGGTGGCTAACGACTTCATCAAAGGCGATTTCGATTCAGAAAAAAGCGACATATACTGGCAACGATGGCTGACAGGAACAGGCCAGTTGGAGAAGGCGTTTGAGGTGGATGTATGGAACCCGCGCCCTAACTTTACGTGCAAGAAGTGGTGTCCTGTGAAGGACTGTACTCACAACGGGAGATAGATATGGCTCGTGATTTCAAGCGTGAATACGCAAATTACCAAGGCAAACCCGAACAGATCAAGAACCGCGCCAAGCGCAATGCGGCTCGTGCCGAGATGATGAAGGCCGGGCGTGTTAAGAAAGGCGACGGTAAAGATGTGGATCACAAGGTACCACTCAGTAAGGGCGGCTCGACTGCCAAGAGTAACCTTCGGGTGACTAGCGTCCACACCAACCGCGCATACAAGCGCCAGAAGGACAGGAAGCCTGTTTGACATGCAGATCATCGACAATAAAGCATTACTAGTTAGAGTGCGCGAACCGCAGCGGATTACTTCGGTTATCCGTACTGCCAAGCAGTTGAACGCAACCGATGTGCTGGTCAAGTGGGGCGTGGAAGAAGCGCAGATTCTGAAGAACCTGCGGCTCAAGGATGTCCCGTCCCCAATTATGCGAGATTACGCATGGCCGGGATTGCAGAAACCGTTCAAGCACCAGTACACAACCGCATCGTTCTTGACGCTGCATCGCAGGGCTTTTTGTTTTAACGAGCAAGGTACCGGCAAGACGGCATCTGCGATCTGGGCTGCGGATTACCTGATAAAGCAGGGGCTTATCCGTCGAGTGCTGGTGCTATGCCCACTGTCGATCATGCAGTCGGCGTGGGAGGCGGATCTGTTCAAGTTCGCTACGCACCGAACGTGCGCTATCGCGCATAGTTACTCAAAGGAAAAGCGGATCAAGGCCATAGAAAGTGATGCGGAGTTTGTGATCTGCAACTTCGACGGTCTCGACATCGTGAAAGATGCTGTAGCCAAGGGCGGCTTTGACCTTGTGATCATCGACGAAGCAAATGCGTACAAGAACGTATCGACAAAGCGGTGGAAGACCCTGAACTCCATACTGACTCCCGCTACATGGGTGTGGATGATGACGGGTACGCCAGCGGCGCAGTCACCTACGGATGCTTATGGCTTGGCGAAGATCGTAAACCCCAGTGGGATACCCAAGTTTTTTGGGGCGTTTCGTGACCGGGTACTGATCAAGATCACGCAGTTCAAGTACGTGCCGCGCCCACAGGCCCAACAGATTGTGCATGACGCACTACAGCCAGCAATACGTTTTACCAAAGACGAGTGTCTGGATCTGCCAGAAATGACCTACGTCATGCGGGATGTCCCGCTGACCCCGCAACAAAAAACGTACTACGAAGAAATTCGTAAACAGATGTTGACCATTGCTGCTGGCGAGGAAATCACGGCAGTCAACGCAGCGGCCAGTCTGAACAAGTTGCTCCAGTTGTCGTGTGGTGCGGTCTATTCGGATAGTGGAGAAGTGGTTGCGTTCGATGCAAAGAACCGTATGAAGGCGCTGCTGGAGGTCATCGAGGAGGCGAGTCAAAAGGTCATAGTATTCGTACCATTCCGGCATGCTATCGAGATCATCGCGGATGAGTTACGTGCTAACAGTATCCCCTGCGAAATTATCAACGGAGCGGTACCGGCTACCAAGCGATCTGAAATTTTTAAGAAGTTTCAAGAAGATACGAACCCACGAGTGCTTGTCATTCAGCCTCAAGCAGCGGCGCATGGCGTTACGTTGCACGCCGCCAACGTAGTTGTCTGGTGGGGTCCGATTACGTCTATTGAGACTTACTTGCAAGCAAACGCCCGCGTCCACCGTGCGGGCCAACACCACCCATGCACTGTTGTACACTTGCAAGGTTCACCTGTTGAAAAGCGTGTGTACAAGATGCTATCGGAGAAACTGGACGTACATACGAAGTTGATCGAGTTGTACCAAAATTTTATTGGGGAGGTGGCTTGACATTGTAAAATAAGGCTCATAGATTAGGAAACCCACAAGGAGAACACCATGAGTGCAATGAACGCAGAAAAACTTGCGGCAGTTTACGTTAAGATCCGAGAGGCCCGTAGGAAACTCGCAGAGGAAGATGAAAAACTCAAAGCGCAATTGAACACAATTGCCGAAGAACTACTGACCATCTGCAAAGACCAAGGAGCCATGACCATCCGTACCCCTCACGGTACGGTATCCCGTCGAGTCGATAAACACTATTGGACTAGTGACTGGGACTCTTTCTTTCGATTCGTCAAAGAAAACGAAGCCTTTGCATTAGTTCAGCGTCGTATAAACAACTCCAGTATGGAGCAGTTCCTTGAAGAGAACCCAAACCTTCACCCGCCGGGGTTACAGGCAGACATGAAGCAGACTATTGTGATTACCAAACGCTAAGGAGCGCATAAATGAGTAATGATATTGTTATGATGAACTCGGCCCTGCCGGACTACCTGCGGACCGCACAGATTGACGACACCACCAAAGCCCTCATGGGCGGCGGCAGTGGACTCTCGTCGCGTCGTATCTCCATCAAGGGTGGAGTGTGGCGTCTCATGATCAACGGTAAGGAGGTTGCAACCAACGAAGACCGCCACATGAATGTGGTTATTGTTGCCGCTTCCCCCAAGGTTTCGCGTACCTACTACGCCAACCAGTATCAAGAAGGCGGCGAGGTAACTGCACCCGACTGCTGGTCGGCTGATGGTGAAGTACCGGATGCCAAGGCAGCATCCCCGCAATCGAAGCGGTGTGTGGATTGCCCGATGAACGTCCAAGGTTCTGGACAGGGTAATAGCCGTGCATGTCGATACAGCCAGCGTCTTGCTGTCGTGTTGGCGAACGATCTGAATGGTGATGTGTTCCAGTTGACGCTTCCTGCTACGTCCATCTTCGGTGAGGGTGCGGCGGGCAAGTGGCCGCTTCAGGCTTACGCCAAGTTCTTGGGCAGCAAGGGCATTCCGATCACTGCGGTTGTTACCGAGATGCGTTTCGATACGGGCAGTGCTACGCCGAAGATCAACTTCAAGCCCGTAAGTTTCTTGGACGCTGCTCAGCACCAGTCGGCTATCAACCAAGGCGCAACCGAGGCAGCAAAACGCGCTATTACGATGACCGTGGCCGAGGCTGATGGGGCGAAGCCCAAGGCACTTGCCGCTCCCAAGGCGGCTGCTCCCAAGACCGAGGAGCCTGCTTCTGAACCCGTTGAAGAAGTGGCGGAGCCGGTGAAGCGTCAGACAAAGAAGGCTGAAGAAGCCGCTGCTGCGAAGCCCGATCTGTCGAAGATACTTTCTGAGTGGGACGACTAATGGCTACGCACGGATATTCAACGCTGATGCTACAGGCGATCAATGACGCTAACCCGTTTTTGACGGGAGTCAAACTCGCCAAGATCTGCGTGAAGCTCAACATTCCTGTGAAGGATGTGGCCGAATATCTGAACGTAAGCCGCCCAACTGTATACGGTTGGTTTGTCGGTAAAAAAGAAGTATCCGAATCACATCGTGAACGGGTTGAAAAGCTGATTGAAAAATTAGCTTAACGGTTAGATGGGCTAGGGTAGCTCCCGAAGAGGATGTGCCGTCCATCCCTGCCCATTTATTTTTTGACGGTTTGAGGACGGCTATGATTTCACGTAAGGACTTTCTTGCCTTGGTTCTCCCGCCTTTGGGAGAAGGTGAGTCCTATTGTACGGTTGGCATCAAGGATGATGGGGAGGACAAGGATGTCCGCCAACGCTTTGTACATAGCATCGACGAGATTTCACAACACGCTGACGAGTTTGTAGATACCAAGTACAACGCGTTTTATGGGATGGCAAAGTACGGTGCGGAAGAACGCCGCACGACCAAGAACGCCATCGCACTCAAATCGCTGTACATTGACCTTGACTGTGGCCCCGGCAAGCCCTTTGCTGATCTGAGCGAGGGGCTGCTCGCACTGCGTGCGTTCTGCAAGGTAACTGGGCTACCGCGTCCGACCATCGTGAAGTCCGGTATGGGCGCACACCTGTACTGGGTATGCGAGGAGGCTCTGTCCCGCGAGCAGTGGTCTTTGTACGCCGAGCAGTTGAAGGCGCTGTGTCTCCAGCACAAGTTTGACGTAGACCCGGTGGTTACTGGGGAGGCTGCGCGTATTCTGCGTATCCCTGATACCTACCACGTTAAAGACCCCACCAATCCAATTCTGGTGGAGGTGCTGCATGTGGCACCGCAACTATCATCCTCTGACATCCATAAACTGCT